CCACTTCTGTAATCGTCAGTTCCTAACGATATTATTTTAAATCATTTTGGCACATCCAGTTAAGGTAGGCTATGATTATTTTTTTTACTTTTATGATTTTACGTTAATTAAGCTTTTAATTAACAACCAAAATATCAAAGAACATTATTCTTTACAAATATATCTATTTTAATGAAAAAATATAGAAATATTATTTTTTTTGGCCTTTAATAAATATAAAACCATAAAATAAAAGTATTCAATTTTAATTATAAAATCAATTTTTTATAAAAAATTATCATTGCTATTTTTCTTAACCAATAATTCCTTAATTCTTTCTTTCTTACGTTCAACCTGTTGTTCTTCAAATCCAAGGAATGTTGCGGTTGTATCGGTATCAATTTCAAGCATTTCATTATCAAACTTGCAATTCTCAAACACAATACCATCTTTTCCAATCCTTGATTTGGTAATGGCAACCGTAGCTAAATTCAACTCCTTTTGTTGGAGGCTTTTTGCTATACTAATAATAACATGCCCAACTTGTGCTTTCTTTATTGAACCCCCCATCTGGTCATTTGTTACCACATTTGCAGAAATTGAAGATCTATTTCCTTGTGTACCAAGCCATCCAGCAATGTTTAATTCATGACACATAGCTTCAAAGTGTCTGATAACAGATCCCTCGTTTTTCCACTCATCGTTACCTTGTCTATCTGGAACAACACAATCAATATAATCCAAAACAACCAAATCAAGTTTAATACCATCAGCAATGACCTTTCTAATTTGATTCTTAATCTGATTCATTGTTAAAGTATCAGATGGCAATTTCTTTAATATTAATTTGTTTGTGTGGGTTTCTTTTATATTATTAACCGTTTCATAGACAATATCCTTATTATTTGGCAATTCATCCGGAGATATTTTTGTCCAAAGGGTAATATGTTTTCTCTGAATGATTTTTGGGTTATCTTCAAAAAAGATATGCAACACATTATAATTGTTATTGAATGCTGTATTTGCAACCAAGGTCAATAGGGTTGATTTGCCGATACCTGGACCTGCAAATATAATACCAACCTCACCTTTGGCTAAACCCCCCTTTAAGAGAACGTCTATGCCCTTCACACCCATTGGTATGGGGTGTCTATAATCCTCATCTAACACACCAACCAAATCATTAAAAACCTCAAATCCGTTTGATTCTTTAACCCCAACTTGCAAGGCATATCTTAATAATTCTTCAAGTTGATCATAAGATTCAAAATCACCCTCATCAATAACTTTTTGGGCTTTTTCTAATACAATCTTAACTTCTTCTTGCTTGCAGAATTTAAGGGCTTTTTCTTGAACAAGTTCAACACCATCTAATGGTGCTGAACTTATGTTAGATATGGTGTCAATAACAATTTTCAAAGCCAATTCTTGTGATATTTCAGACTTGGCAATCATAGTTAGGGTTTCAAAGTTTGGAGCGGAATCATATTTCTTATGATACTCCTTAATCATTTGAATGATTAATTTAAAATATTTGTTTTCAAAATAAGATATTTTAATAAAATCCAATATGGCTCTTGCAAATTCCTTATCTAAAATAATCTGATTGATTAATTGCAACTGGAATGTCTGACCCAGGTAATCAAAATTCTTTGACATAAAAATAAAGATTAATGGTTAGATAATAAATTTTTCTCTAAATATTCGTGGGTTAAATTCTGATTAGTTAAAATGTTTGTTAATTCTTTTAAAGTTTCTTTAATATGATTACGAACATCAACTGTATATCTAACTTTTGGTGGGTAAACCTTTCCATCAATTATTCTATGGGAAATAACTTGGTCTGAAATTTTAACATAAATATTAAAAAATTCAGGCTCATCTGTTGATGATGTTTCCATAATGGTTGGGTTATATAAAATATTTTCTTTATTCTCCATAAGATACCCAATTGATTTCATTTTTAAATACTGTGTTAAATCCTCCGAGAAGTATTTAACAAAATCATGAAGCTCACAGGAATCCTTGGCATCTGGATTAATGTTTTTAATGTTTAAAAATCTTTGAACAATAATATTGTTGTTCAATGTTAATAGAAATTCTACTTTTGTCACATCAGTCTGTCTCATAAAACCTTTTTTTTTAGTTATTAATTTTTTTTTCTTTCCTACTTAATTTCATAAATGGTCTAACAAAATCAACCCAAGCGTCATCTTTCTTTGGTAAGAACTTAAATATACCATCATCTCTCATTAATTTTAATAAGTTCTTATAACTTCTGTCTGTTGGGTCTAACTTATCATTAAAGATTTCAAATACCATTTTTTTACCTTCATCAGTAATTAAAGGATTCTTCAAATCAATTATCTTACCTGTCTTATAAAAAAACTCATCCCCAACAAAACCAGATTTACTAATACCAGATATTAAATTATTCAAAGATTTGCTTTTATTTTTTTCATATAAAACCTTTGCTTCACTTATTATCTCATTTAAGTTATAATCTCTTTTTTCAAATTCAGGAAAAAATGTCTTTAACTTCTTTTCGCCAAAATTTACAATGCCACTTATGTTGTCAGAAGTATCACCAACAATTACTTTATAAAGATAAACATTATTATGCGGAATATCAATATTCTTAAAATTAATTAAATCACCTTTTTTGGAATAAGTCTTCGATACTGGCGAATATAATTCAACATTATCGCCAATTAATTGGGTTAAATCTTTATCCCCGGAAAATATAATTATATTTTCATTTTTAGCAATCTGGGTATAATGCGCAATTAAATCATCGGCTTCATTTTGATCCACTTGGCATTGTCTGACAAATACCTCTTCAAGATATTCTTTAACCCTATCTCTTTGATAGAGATATGATTGATACTTGTGATCATCCAAAACAAGTTTTCTATTCTCCTTATACTTGGGGTATATCTGCTTACGTATTAATGAGTTTTCATTTCCATCCCAGAATACAACAATTTTATCATGATTATGTTTTTCAAGAAATAATCTAATTGTATTTAGAAAATGGAAAACCCCACCAATATGTTTGCCCTCTGAATAAAATTCACGGACACCATGAAAGCCAATCGCAAATAAATTGTTTCCATCTATTAGTAGGGTTTTCTTCATTTTATTCAAAAATTACGATTTCTTCGTTTTCTTCAGTCTCTTCCTCCTTTTCAGAAAAAGTAATATCACCATCACCAGATAAAACACCATTCCAGTATTGAGAATATTCTTTCTTATATTTCTCAATAGCCTCCTTTGTATCTGGCAGATAACCCTGTGGAACTGCTAATATCTTACCATCCTTATAAGCAATACCTGTTACGTGGTTTTTCAAAATTGATATTTTTGTTCTAATTGCATAAGAAACAGTTCTGCCATTTTTTGTTGCAGTTATATGGTTAATACCAGAATTTTTCTGATTACCAAATAAGAATATTAATGATGATGCCAACCATAATGCCTCGCCACCTTTTGCCTTAATTGTTGGTTGACCAAATGGAGAATCTGGTAATTCAACCCAAGGTTGATTAATTACAACAATGGTGTTATGATATAAGTAATCTTCCTTCTTTGATTTTGATATTCTTGAATGCAAACCCATTCCAACTTTATCAGCAAGAACAGCAGCATTATGCATTTTACCACCCTTACCATCAAAAGTCATTTTACAAGGAATTGATCCAATACTATCAATTAAAAATAAAACAGAATATGGTAACTCATTTTTTTCCTGGGCATCTAAAATATCATTTATAAATGTTGTCATTTGCTCAATATAATCAAATGAATCATTGAATATAAAATTACCATCCCATTCACCCTTTTCATTCATTTGAGCATCCAATCCTAATTCAACTGCGTGTGCCCAACTCCATTTCTTTTCTGTAATAACAAATACTGGTAAATGACCTTTCTTCTGTGCATCAATTGCAGCCAATACCATAGCGGTTGTTTTACTTGTATTGGAATGTCCCAAAAACATATTAATACCCCCCATAACGGGTCCAGGTATTCCACATGCACTATAAAACGCATCACCACATGAATAATATTCATCTGGCTTATATTTTGTTTTTGTAGAAAACTTTTCCTTTATTGAATCTATATTAGTAGTCAATTTTTTCTTAATTCCTGCCATATTATTTATTTTATTGATAAGTTAATTGTAAATAAGAGGGGGCATAACACCCCCTCTTTAATGTGTAATCTTAATTTTTAGAAAGGTAAATCATTGTCAGCATAATCATTAGAGTTTGAGGTATCTTCTTGTTTGCTATTAGCAGCCTCAACATTCTTGTTACCACCAAATGATGTTTCTGAATTAGATGTGTTCAGATACACATACTTACCTTGGGCATCATCCCATCTTGGGGATTCACCTCTTGAAATTGCTTCAAGATACTCCAAAGGTTTTCTAGCATAGATGTCTTTCCATGTTCCCTCGTCATTTGCCCATTTTTTTGCAAGATTAGCGTCTGTTGATAATGGAGTTGGATCATCATACATAATGGTTGATACCGTTGTATATTCTTTACCTTTTGGACTTTTTGATTTAACCAATTCAATAATTAAATCTCTTCCAGTCTCCATATCAGAAATGTCACCTTTGTTCCTAAAGATAGGGATAATCTTATCCAAGATACCATCTTTCTTGTAGTTGTGTTTGAATCTCCAATATTTTGGACCATCTTGCTCATTATCACGGTCAATTACCTTAACAACATAGAAAAGTTTGGCTTTATAATCCTTTGCCATATCCTCATCATCTTTTCTCTTTGTTGATTTAAGAGCAGTATAAACATCATTTAATGGTGATGCTTCATTGTCATTCCCTGCTGGGTCATAAATCTTCTGGTAATAACCCCCAACTTGTAATTCGTGAAACCACGCCTCTTTAAATACTGATGATCCATCTGCTGTCGGTAAAAGTCTAATCCTTCTTTGACCTGTACTTTCTTTGTCACTCAACAATAACGTAAAATAACGTTTCATTCTGTCTTCCTGTGATAATTTTTTGGAATCTCCTTTTTGATTTTTTTCGTACTGCGCCATTATGGCATCTAAGTTTGACATATTTATATAGTTTTTGTTTACAATGATTCAAGTATAGTGAACTACCCAGCCACAAATTATGTATGGGCTTCTGAAATATAATTATTCAGAATTTTGGAAGCTTCACAGGTTGCGCCAACTTTATGGGTTGGTCTTATTTCACCTCCACTTCTGTAATCGTCAGTTCCTAACGATATTATTTTAAATCATTTTGGCACATCCAGTTAAGGTAGGCTATGATTATTTTTTTACTTTTTTTGATTTTACATTAATTAAGATTTTAATCAACAACCAAAATATCAAAGAACATATTTAAGTATAATTATAATATTTAACAAAATCAACAAAAATTAATATATTTGTGAATAATATTAATCGCTTACAACCCACAGGCTAAAGACCTGTGGGTTTTGCACTCAATCATATAAAAAAAAGGGGCAACAACCCCTTTTCAAAAAAAAAATTAAGTTTTTTTTAAAACCTACGCCCAAAGCTTTCATTATCATAATCATCATCGTCAGATGATGTAAAAGAATCTCTTATTTCACTTGGATTTATATTCACAACATCATCTGTTGTTAACACATATTCATTTTTACCACTCTTTTGCATTTCAACTTGCTTATCATCAAAAAATTGAGATAATTTTTGGTTAAAAGGATATGAATCATATGTTCTTAATTCAAGTTTCTCTTCTGGTGTTTTTTCTCTATACTTCTCAACCTTTGAGTCAATTGAATTCAATTTATCAAAGATTTTATCCATTTCAGATAATTTTTGCTCCAACTTATTTATTTGTGTAAATAAATTATCA